CCCACCGAACATATTAACGACTATGAAGCTGATAAGTTAATTGAAAGCTTTGCTCCTGATGTTGTAGAAAAATTTTTAAAAGCTGGAATTGATTCAGGAAAGGTTCAGTGAGCGAGTTTAAATACAAACCTTATGGGGAAGTATTAAAGCGATTTATGAAGTCAGATGACTTCTTCAGAGGAATAAGAGGCCCTGTTGGAAGTGGGAAATCTGTTGCTTGTTGCGTAGAGATATTTAGAAGAGCATTACAACAACAAAAGAATAAAGATGGTATTCGTAAATCACGTTGGGCAGTTATTCGGAATACCAATCCACAGCTTAAAACAACAACGATTAAGACATGGTTAGATTGGTATGATGAAAATACTTGGGGTCGCTTTAAATGGTCAGTTCCCTACACTCATCATATAAAAAGAGGTGATTTAGACATTGAGGTTATCTTCCTAGCCCTTGATAGACCTGAAGATATGAAGAAACTGTTATCCTTAGAGCTGACAGGGGTATGGGTAAATGAAGCCAGAGAGATTCCAAAGTCTATTATTGATGCTTGTACTATGAGGGTAGGTAGATTTCCCTCTATGCGTGAAGGTGGTGCGTCTTGGTATGGAGTTATTTGCGATACAAATGCACCAGAAGAAGATCATTGGTGGCCTATTATGGCTGGTGATGTGCCTGTACCAGATCATATCTCTAGGGATGAAGCCTTAATGTTAATTAAACCAGATAATTGGTCTTTTTATACGCAAGGTGGTGGCATGAAAGAACAACGAGATCAACAAGGTGATTTAATTGGCTACGAAGATAATGAAAACGCTGAGAATAAACAAAATTTAACACCTAAATATTATACTAATATTGTTAAGGGTAAAACGAAGGGATGGATTGATGTTTATGTTTTAAATAAACTAGGGTCTTTAGAAGAAGGTAAACCAGTGTATCCATCATGGAGAATAGAAACACACTTAGCTAAAGAGCCATTACTTCCTGACCCTAATTCTACAGTATATATTGGTATTGATTTTGGATTAACGCCTAGTGCTGTGTTTGGACAACGATTAGTTACAGGAAGATGGCAAATACTTCATGAGTTAGTATGTTTTGATATGGGTGCTGTTAGATTTGCAGAAGCCATGAAACAAGATATTACAAAATATTTCCGTAATTATGAATTAGAAATATATGGCGACCCAGCAGGAGATTTTAGAGCTCAAACTGATGAAAGAACACCATTTCAAATGCTACGACAGGCTGGTATTAAAGCTTTTCCAGCACCTTCTAATGATGTTGCTCTTAGAATTGAATCAGTTGAATCAATGTTAAATAAAATGGCAGATGGTAAGCCATGTTTTCTGCTTGATGATAGATGTTTAAATCTTAAAAAAGGTTTTAATGGTGGGTATCACTATAGACGGATGCAAACATCTGGTGAACGCTTTGATGAGAAGCCCAATAAAAACAGATATTCTCACGTTCATGACGCATTACAATATTTATTAATGGGAGCTGGTGAAGGACGTACCTTAATTCATGGTAAAAAAACAATTAATCCTACGAAAGCCAAAACATCATGGAATGTATTTGATAAAGTAGATAAACCAAAAAGGAAATCGTGGAACGTCTTCGGACTAAATGGCTAATATTTTTTTACACACCTTTTAATTCTCCTTGGTATACCAAATGGCGTAAAAGAGGCTTTACGCATGTAGGAGCTATGACCTTTAATGCTGAACATAAATGTTGGTTAATGGTAGAAGGATTATATGGAAGTCTTAATGTCGAAATACTATCAGGTAATGATGCTAATAAAGTTTTAAGCTATGTCAAAAGATTACATGGCATAGTTATTCAAGGAGAAGAAAGAGATACACCTAACTTCAGAGGTGAATGGTGGGTAAAAGAACATAGTTGCGTATCATATATGCAACGATTGTTAGGATTGCGTAAATTTTTTCTATTTACACCATATCAGCTATTTTGTGCGTTGCGAAAGATTGGATTTACTATTTTTGTAGACGCAACAATTAATAAAGGAAGTTCTATGCCCAAAGTTGGTAAAAAAATGTTTTCATATGGTTCTAAGGGAATAGCAAAAGCAAAAGCTGAAGCTAAAAAATCAGGTAAAAAAGTTACTATGACTAAAAAAGCAAAGAAAAAGTAATGAAAAAACAATGCAAATGTATTGTTGCAACACGCAAACCTAAAAAGAAAAAGAAAAAATAATGGCTAAAAAAGGATTGTACGCAAACATTCACGCTAAACGTAAAAGAATTGCGTCTGGTAGTAATGAAAAAATGAGAAAAGCTGGAAGCAAAGGTGCTCCTACTTCTGCAAATTTTAAAAGAGCTGCCAAAACAGCAAAAAAATAATGGGCATTTTTAAAAAACCTAAGTACGAAGAAACTGAAACTGATAAAGCTATTAAACGTCAAATAGCTCAAGAAGAAAAAGATCGTATTAAATTAGAAAATAAACAAAAAGAAAGAAAAAAAAGAATAGCTAAAGGTATGGTTGGTTCTCGTTCTATGTTTACAAAAGCTGGTGGTCAAGGTTTTTATGATGAAGATGGTAAAATTTAATGGGTAGTAAAAAATCAACAAGCTCTAGTTCTAGTTCTAGTTCTAATTCTAATAGTGGTGGAAGTGGCAATAGTTATAATGATCGTCAAGAAAAGATTAATCAAAAAAAAGCTATAGCAATATCCAAAAGAGTAAAAAAAGGATTAGGTTTAACAGCAGTTGGTGGTCTTGGTGGTAATAATGAAGGTTATATAGCAAGTAAAGCTGACAAACCTTTAATGTATGGTGGTGAAGCCTCAAGATTAACTAAAAAAGCTATGGATGCAGAAGGGCTTGGTACTTACAATTTAATGACAGGAAGTTTTACTAATATTAAAGATAATAAAATTATATCTGGTGCCGATAGAATAATGGGTGGCACAATGGGTGATGGTTCAAATAGTGTTATGGGTCAAATACCTATTTCAAAAAAAATGTTTGAATCACAAAAAAGAACAAAAACTTTAGCTATGTTAGGTATGAGTGCAGTAATGCCTGGAATTGGTGGTTCATTAATGAGGGTTGCGGCTTTGCGTGAACAATCATTAGGATACAATGATTATAATACAAAATTTTTAAATAATAAAAATCAAAATCAATCTTCATTTCAAACAAATATAAATCAAGAATCACGAACAGCTAGTAATGAAACTGCTAATAAAAGTATGGGAGAAACAACAACAACAACAAATAAAAAAAGTAAAAGATTTAGTAAATATAATTCACGATCAGGCATAGATACTACAGGAAGTATTCGTAATTTATTAGGAACAAGATAATGTATATTGAAAGTAATAAAAAAGAAACACCCCAAGGTAAAGTAGATCATGTATTAAAACTATACAAAGAATCACTTGCATTAAAAGATCATTGGAAAGATAAATTTGAAGAAGCCTATGAGTATTGTTTACCTCAACGAGAATCTTTTTATGAAGAAAGTCCTGCACAAAAACGTACTGATAAAATATTTGATGAAACAGCAGTAGTAGGCATACAAGAATTTGCTAGTCGATTACAAGCTGGTATAGTTCCTACGTTTGCAAGATGGGCAAACTTTGAAGCTGGTGTTGAAATACCAGAAGAAAATAAAGAATCTGTAAATGCGTCTTTAGATAATATTACACAATTTGTTTTTGAAACATTAGCTGGGTCAAACTTTAATCAAGAAATACATGAAGCTTTTATGGACTTAGCAGTTGGTACTGGATGTTTATTAGTAGAAGAAGGTGACGCTGTAAATCCAATTAAGTTTTCTGCAATTCCTTTACCTCATTTAATTTTAAACAATGGGCCTGATAATAAAATTGATACAGTATTTCGTAAACGTATGTGTAAACTTAGTGAAATTAATGTCATTTATCCTAAAGCTATTATTCCTGAAGAAATAATGTCTACAATGAATCCTGATAAAAAATGTACTTTATTAGATGGTGTTTACAGAGTGTATGATGAACCTAATGTAGAAAAATATAAACATTGTGTTGTCTTATTAGAAAAAAAAATAATTATATTTGATGAAATGTTTGAAGGTATTGGCTCTAATCCTTACATAACTTTTCGTTGGAATAAAGCATCTGGTGAAGTGTATGGCAGAGGCCCAATATTTAATGCAATTTCTGCAATTAAAACGTGCAACTTAACTATACAATTAATTTTAGAAAATGCGCAGATGTCAATATCTGGTATTTATCAAGTAGAAGATGATGGTATCGTTAATCCTGATAACATACAACTTGTTCCCGGAAGTCTAATTCCAATCGCACCAAACTCAAGAGGGTTACAACCTATTAATTCTGCTGGACGATTTGATGTAGCACAGTTGGTACTAGAAGATATGAGAGCTAATATTAAAAAAGCTTTATACATGGAAACACTTGGTAGACCTGAAGGTACACCAATGACAGCAACAGAAGTAGCAGAACGTATGGCTGATTTATCACGACAAATTGGTTCATCATTTGGTAGATTACAATCTGAATTTGTTATTCCAGTATTACGTAGAGTTATACGATTATTAAAACAACAAGGTAGAATAGAACTACCAATGATTAATGGTAGAGAAGTTAAGGTACAAGCTATCTCTCCATTAGCAAGATCACAATATCAACAAGACATTAGTGATATAAACAGATTTCACGAAATTATCGGTAATACATTTGGCCCACAAGTTTTGAATCTTATCGTAAATCAAAATGCAGTAGCTAAACATATTGGTAGTTTAATGAATATACCTGAAAAACTTTTACGTTCTTCAGAAGAACAACAAGAACTAGCCCAACAAATGCAACAAATGGCACAACAAGGACAACTAGAAGGAGAAACAAATGACGTCATGGGAAGCCCTCAAGGACAACAAGGCCCAGTCTAAACCAATCAATTCTATTGATGGTTATGCTCGTAAACCTGAAACAGAAAAATTATTAAATCAGTTAGTAGCTTCTGTTTTCAAAGATGATAACGGAAAACAAGTTTTAGCATATTTAAAGTCTATTACTACAGAAGCAGTAGCTGGGCCTAATATGTCTACTAATGAATTATTTCATTTAGAAGGTAGAAGATTTTTAGTTGCAATTTTGCAACAACGCATCAATGCACATCAACAGGAGAAAAAATAAATGAGTGAAGAAGATAACAAACAGGAAACAACACAACAAGAATCAGCCAAACCAGAATACATATCTAATAAATTTTGGGATAATGACAGGGGAGAGGTAAATGTTGAATCGCTAGGTACATCATATAATTCTTTAGAAAAAAAACTAGGACAGCGTACAGATGAATTAACAAAACAAATACGCACAGATATAGAGCAAGAACGTAGTGCAAATGTTCCTGAAAAATATGAAATTAAATTACCTGAAATACCTGAAGATATAGAGTTAGATGTTAATGAAGATCAACCTTTATTACAATGGTGGTCTAATACTGCAAAATCTATGGGTTTATCACAAGATCAATTTAATGAAGGTATTAATACTTTTGTACAAAATGAAATAGCTGGATTACCAGATATAGAACAAGAAAAAATTAATTTAGGCGATAATGCTGTTGAAAGAATTGAATCTGCTGATTTATGGGCAAAAAAACATTTATCTGAAAATGCGTATAGTGCAGTAGCTAAATTATCTTCTACAGCAGAAGGTGTAAAAGCATTAGAAGAAATAATAGGATTAAATAAAAATTCTGTAATGCCACAAACACCAACAGCAGTAGAAAGTAAACCTTCGTTAAGTGATTTACGCTCTATGATGAAAGACCCTAAATATTGGAAAGATGGAGAGAAAGACCCAGCTTATATACAGCGTGTGTCTAAATTATTTGAACAAGTATGATCAACAAATTAGTTAAAGTTATATGGCGTGATACTCGAGAAGTAGATTCTGGTACATGGCATGATATGTCGGATGTTATTAAAACTAATTCTGCTGTTATACATAGTGTTGGTTGGGTAGCTCAAGAAACTGATATTGATTTAAAAATATCAGCCGACATACCTGAAGATATAAGTGACAGTGAAGTAGGGCGTACAACAGTTATTCCTCGTGGGTGCATTGAGGAAATAATAAATGTGCGTTGCGAAAAAGAAGATGATTAGTCATTAATCGCCTCAAGACCTTTAGAGTACGCAAATTGCCCGTTAGGATAACTTTTTAGCAAACTTAAAAGACAATCGGTTAACCTTAACTAATGGAGAAATAAAATGGCTAGTACTATAACTAACGCCTTTATTACTCAGTTTGAATCAGAAGTACACATGGCGTATCAACGTATGGGTGCTAAATTAAAAAATTTGGTAAGAACTGTGAATGGTGTAAGTGGCTCTAGCGTAAAATTCCAAAAAGTTGCAAAAGGTACAGCAACTACAAAAGCAAGACATGCTGAAGTAGTAGCAATGAACCTAGCTCACTCTAATGTGTCTGCAACTTTATCGGATTATTATGCGGCTGATTACATTGACAAACTAGACGACTTGAAGATTAACATAGACGAAAGACAAATAGTTGCACAAAATGCGGCTTACGCTCTTGGTCGAAAAACTGATGATATCTTAGTAGATGTTATGAAAGCTGGAACTTCAATCGCTAATAACGTTAATTCATCTGCTACAGGTATGACATTAATTAAAGCTAAAAATATGCAAAATATTTTTGGTACTAATGATGTTCCTGATGATGGACAAAGATATTGGGCAGTAGGCCCAGCTCAATGGGGTGACCTAATGAGTGTAGATCAATTCTCTCGTGCCGAGTATGTGGGAACTGAAAACTTACCATTTACGAATGGTGAATCTACTGCAAAAAGATGGATGGGCTTCTTATGGTTTGTTCATTCTGGTTTATCTGTTGCAACTGACAGACAAACTATAGCTTGGCATAAATCTTCTGTGGGTCTTGGTATCGGCCAAGATGTTAAAACAGAAGTAAATTATATTCCTGAAAAAGTATCTAACTTAGTAACTTCTTCTCTCTCTATGGGAGCAGTAGCTATTGATGGTGACGCTTTAAGGGTACAGCTTTGTGCTGAATAGGAAAGGAGATTAATTATGGCTTATGCAACTAGCAATCCAGTAAAAAAGATTTCCCAAATGGGAGATACTAATGCTCTTTGGTACTATACAGACGGAGACGCTATCGGCACTATTGATGACGCTGATTACTTTCTAGCAGATTATGGAAACTTAACTGCTGGAGATATTATTTTTGTAAATAGTGGTGGCTCAAACGGAGTTGTAGATATTCTTATGGTATCTGCTTCTTCGAGCTCAACTGTAACAACAGTACTTCTTGCTTAAATGTGACTAGGGGGGCTATGCCCCCCAAGTTTTAAATATTATGGCAACAACTAAAGTAGATATATGTTCAACAGCTCTTGTAATGATAGGAGCAAATACTATTACATCTTTTAGTGATAATAGTACGGAAGCTAATGTATGTAATACAGTCTACGAAGATATACTAAAATCTTCTCTAACAAGACATAGATGGAGATTTGCAACTGAACAAAAACAATTAAGTTTACTTACTGCAACACCTACAGGAAGATATGCGTATGCGTATCAATTACCAACAAGTCCTGAACTATTACAATTAATAACTTTAACAGTTAATGATATGGTTATTCCATATGAACGATATGGTGATAAAATATTTTTAGATAATTATGGAAGTAGTTCTACTGTAGTTTGTGATTATATCTATAGAGCAGATGAATCAGAATTTCCTCCTCATTTTATTTTAGGATTAGAATATCAACTTGCTAGTTTATTTGCTGGTTCTATAGCTAGAGATTCAGGAATGATAGGTCAGTTTGCAGATATGGCAGAACGACAATATTTAATTGCTAAAAATATAGATTCAGCCGAAAGAACAACAAAAACTTTAGATGTTTCTCGTTTTTTAAACTTAAGACAATCAAC